TCGACGTATGCCGTAGGGCGAATAGCCGCCCCCGCCGAATAGATCGCCCGGCCCAATCGGGCTGCCGCCAAACGTATTCATCCAGTCGAAACCCGGATTGCCGTTCCACGGATTGAATGGATTGAATGGCGGCATAACCGGCGGCCTCGGAGTGGGGTCAGGCTCCGGCTCTGGCGGAGGCGCAACTGGCCTGGGCGGAGGCGCGTAACCGTCAAGCTGCGAGGGATATTTATTGTAGTAGCCGGGATTAGGTTGGCGGACAATCAACCTTCCGCCAGGTCGCTGCGCCCCATAGAAATCGTCAGCGGCGTTGTAGGGCTGCCTCTCAGGAGCGCTTATTGGCAGGTCAGGCTCAACTGGTAGTTTGACTTTTTGACTGCCGCTGCCGAGCCCGCTACCACTTGAAGTTTGATAGCCGCCCTGGCCACCCTTGCCTGAATTTTTTCCAGAAGCACTCATTTGACCTCCTTGTACATGGTAACGTGCGCAACCCGGTAATCCAGGTCGGCTAATGCCTTCGTCCAACCTCGACGCCCGCTAAGTGAAATTACTGACGCATTCAACTGCTTCGCGAATTCCAATAGCGTATCGTCGATACTTTTGATCTCATCTAGGTCACCCCCCGCCAGGAAAATGTGCAATGCCCGGAGATTGGGGTATGTGGATATTTCTGTTACCAAAAAACTGTTTTCCATTGGCCAGAATTGAAAATCCTGTGATGCCACGCCATTGACGATATCTTGAAAAGAGTGCGTATCGTTTCCGTGCGCAAGCGCAGCTTCAATCATTTTTCGGTAAGGCAGCATCGCTTCTAGCGGCGTTGCTGCTGCTAACGATTCATCTTTCATAGTGCGCTCGCTGATAGGTTGCCTGAATTGTCGACTTCGATTTTGTAGCGTGTCCCGTTCGGACTCTTGAGAATCAATCTTCCATCGCCCACTTCAATGTCCTGATTTTTTTTGTGATTCAGTTGGTCAGCCTGCTCGATAGCCAGGTTGGTCAGTGATGCGATCGTCTGATCAAACATCGTTGGCGGACGCGGCAGAATCATCGCCTGCCTCCCGCCACGGCGTTCAGCCTCATTGTTCCAACCCGCCAGTCCGTGTTTATGTTCGCATCAATTCTCATCGATACCTGACGACCCTGAAAGCGCACGCTGGTCGGATTAGCCATCGTGAACGGACCGTGGGACGTTTCAGCCCCATTTGGATAAAGTCGAGTCTTGAAGGTGGCCGTCACATCACCCTGGGTTTTCTCATCAGGAATCAAACTCGTGCATTTCATAATTTGATCGCCATTCCCCAATTCGATCGGCCCTGATTGCAGATATACCTCAGCATCATCATAGCCATAGCCGACCTCGTGCTCATAAACATACCCATCGACTCCCACCATTTGCGGAAAGATGAATACACCTGCATCCGACCCAGCAGTTCTCGCTAGAGATCCAATTGACCAGTGGTTGTCGCGGTAGTTGTAGCTGACGTATTTGTTATTCTCTAACGAATCACCAGAGGGGTAAAACCACCAGATTTCGTTGTATTCCGAATTCAACACTCCGTAGATTTTTGAGCGCTGCGCCAGATTGAGGTCGCTGAAGAAATAATCGCCAACGGTGCTTTTCAATGTGGTCACGCTGCCGCCCGAATAAATGTGGAATTGATTAAGCCCGACCCACGCCGCTAGGTTATCTGCCACAACACAACCATTCGCTGACACGCTTCCACAACCATCGCCAACTCGTTGGAAAGAGTAAACGAAGGGCGGGCCCGTATAGCGAGCTACATGACAGTCGGTTGTCGTCAGCAGCAGCGTCTCTCCGCGCAATGGATGGCCGCTGATCAACTGACCGGAACTGGTCAGATGTTGACCACCAGCTTGGTTAGTTGAGCTAGCAGCCCACACGTTATTATTTTCCTGATCGCACCATTCCACTCGGTCATGCTCCGACCCAGCGCCCAGCGCAAACACAAAGCGCTCGTCCGTGACGCAGATTGCTCGACATTGTGTCGGCGCATTGCTAAGCACCGTTGCCACATTGGCAACATTGTTGGCCCACTGGTAAATCTTTCCATCACTCGTGGCGCAAGCAACGGCATACTCACCCCACGGTGCTATCGACCAGGTGTCACAGAAATCATAATTTCCTGTATCAGGTCGCAGCGTGCCAAACTCGTAGCTGCCCCATGTACTAGCGCCCCATGCCAGATTCAATGCTGCATCTGCGTCGCCGGTTGTGAAATTGGCTGGAGTGATGTTGTGAACTTGTCCTGCACTTTGGATGGCGTAGAGATGCGTATTTGTCCCAGCAAGCGTATTTCTCACTCCGGGGACGCTGTTATCAATATACGTGATGAGCTTCCGGCACACGCCGCTCATCGCGGTGAGCGATCGTTTCCGCCACCCCTTAACAGGCTGCATTGCAGACTCGTTCCAGCGCACCAGGTTGCCATCCGACCAGCTATTCGTCTGCTGGAATTCAGTTCCGTTTTTCACAATACCGGGAGCAATTTGTAGCGGGATTAGTGGCATCAATAACTCCAGATTGCCGGTGAAGGTCGCAGCGGATCACAGTCGACATGAATGAATCTACCGCTGCCTTTTTGGTTGACACCAATTCGCTCGATGCCGTTCTCCATGGCGCTTGCAATCACTGCCAACGCTTGCTGACCGCTAACCGATATGTCTGCTGCGAATCCGGCAACATGCGCGCCTGGTACAGATTTGGCAGCCTCGATCGGATGATCCTTGCATCGGTAGCCAGAGCTGATCACAAACGGAAAGCCGCATTGCTCACGCATCTTGTCAAGCACGTCAACGATTTCGGACCGGATACCATCCTGGCCACAATGCTGGCAAACGAACTCTTTTCTACTGAAAAATTTCATCTAACGATTTTTATTTCCGGTTCCGGGTCTGCGATCTTTTTGATCGCCTCAGCATAAGTGTTGAGAAGTACCATGCATTCATTTCTGCGTATCTCGAGCGCATCATGCTCCTGCTGCAACTCAGTCATCCTGTTAGCAAATCCAGATGCATCCTCACCTAGTTCATCTAGGTTGTACTCCGTCCCATCAATCTTGAAAATCATATTTTCCCTCAGCTGAAAATTTTGGCGAAGGCAACGGTCAGAATGAGGAAAGGATATAGCCCAATCAGCGCAGCCTCGACCCGCGTCATACGGGCGTCGTACTGCTTCAGTGTTTCCTGAAAAGCCTCATGTCGTACCGCGCATTCACGCTCGTGAGCTTCTAAATCTGTCGCCATCCTATGGTCCCGTCATCCAAACGTAGACGGCAGCCACGAAGCCAACTGCCGCACCAACTAATAAAACCGCTTCCAACACTTGTTTAAGCTCCTTGTCTCTCTGCGCTCGCTGTCGCTTCATTGCAGAAATTCTTTTTTCATGCGCGAGTTTCGATTCTTCGACTCGGGCCATGATCTCTGCATAATCACCGGCAAGGCCGGCAATCAACATCGCGTCTTTCAAATTTCGATGGAACGTCGTCAAATTCTTTTTGCAAATCTGTAGCTGAATGCTGTCCTCGATTGTCAGCCTTCCCAGATTTTCTTTTTCCGTTTTTAGGACCTGGTCGTTAGCTTTAGAAAACCTTGCAATGACGCTTCCAAGCTGGGACGCCGCATTAGCACTTTCGTTGAGCGCACCAACTGCTTCTGATACGCCTTTGATAAGGGCAACACACCCAGCGACTTCCGCGAGCACTCACGCCTTTCCTAAATTGTTGGTCTAGTTAGAGGAAAATCATCCGTTGACGGCCAGTCGCGCAACTTAACCCTGTACGCTGCAATCTCTGTTTTTTGAGGATGGTCCGTCAACAGCGACAACACATCTGTTCTAGTTAATTCACTGTCCCGCCACTCTCGTTGCCGTACAATTTTAGCGGCTATAGCTTCTTTAGCGGCTGGTGATTGATCAGTGACAACAATATATTCGCCATCTGGATATGCAGTTTTAGCAGCTTCTAATGAGTTAAAATCTTGGGCAGTACCATCGACTATCACCCGTATTAAATTAGTCATTTTTTATTTCCTTTAGTCGAATAACATGTCGTATGGGCCTTTTATCAACACTGAGGTTGGTGACAAAGCCAACCCTACTGTTGCACCACCACCAGACGATGCTGAAACAATAGTTCCTGACTTGCTTGTGTAGCAAAGAGCATTTGGGGTTAATCCTGACTGGTTTGTATCAATTCCTCCGATTACTTTAATTGAGGCTACTTCACCATTTGATACCGCACCCTGAGAGATTCCTATAAAATTGTCATTGTTGCAGTTTCCACCATCACTAAAAGAAATGCCGTAAGGGACAGTACCACCGGGGTTAGTTTCACTTCTAAAACTAGCTGTTGATAGGTTGTATGCAGTACTTAACGTGTAATCAATTACAGATGGACTACTCCCACCCGCAATAAACACTTCAGTACCATCGTCATTAAAAACAACATCTCTTAGAAGTGCATCATACGAAGAAACATCTAAGCTAACGCTATCAAAACTTGCCGATGAAATGTCCCAAGCTGTGCTTAATGTAAACTGGTGTACTTCGTCATCAGTTCGGTCAGTAACGTACATTTTAGTACCATCAGGTTTAAACCGAATCCCATGTTGCATATCATCTTGTGTTGTATCAAATGTTCTAGTAAAACTCGCAGTAGAAATGTCCCATGCGGTACTTAAAGTCCATTGATGTACGTCTGAATCGGACCTACCGGATATGTAAACTTCTGTTCCGTCAGTTTTAAAATCCATTCCTCTTGGGCTTGTCTCTGTACCTCCAATAGTATACGCATCAACATAACTCAGCGTTGTAACGTCAAAACCAGTGGTTGCTGTAAATTCGCATATTCTTGAATTTGCCCCATTACTGTCTAAAGTAAAAAACTTTGTGCCATCACTGCTCCAGCTATGAGCGGCACTAAAATTTGAAGATGAGGCTGTGTGATAATTATAGAAATCATAACTAGTAGAACTATTTGAGTCGTAAAAATTTCCCTCTGTTGTGGCAGACGTATTAAAAGGAGTTGCTAAAGAATACGAGTATATATAATAATAATGCTGAATATGAAGAGTTCCACCAGCCACTGCCGCAGCCTGTGACACCGTTCCATTAGAATTAATAATACAAGCTTTGCCGTGAGCTATCGCACCACTAGCTGTCGCTTGGTAAATCCCCCCAACAACTCCACTTCCTACTCCTAAGACTGGCATATTTTATCTCCTCTAATCGAACAACATGTCGTAAGGGCCTTTGATTAATACACTAGTCGGAGATAAAGCTAGTCCTACTGTGGCCCCACCTGCACTCGACACAATAGTTCCTGCATCATTTGTATAACACAAGGCGTTGGGTGTCAGCCCAGACTGGTTAGTGTCTATTGCCCCGATGACTTTAATTTTTGCTGTTTGACCATTGGTGTATGCCCCGTCAGATATGCCTATAAAGTTTGTGTTATTTGCACTTCCGGCAGCACCCCAAGCCATTCCCAAAATTTGGTTAGTGTAGGTACTTACTTCTGAGACAAAACTAGCTGTTGATAAGTCGTATGCAGTGCTCATCGAATAAATAATCATGTTCTGTCCATTGTGGTCCCACAGATACAGCTTAGTTCCGTCATTATTAAAAAGTATGGCGTGTACAGCATCTCCATACGACGAGAAATCTAATGCAACACTGTCATAAGTTTCCGAAGAAATATCCCATGCAGTGCTCAAGCTATACACGTATACCTTGTCGTGAGTGTCGGGATTACCATAGATGCCTCCTGCAATATACATTTTTGTGCCATCAGGTTTAAAAGCTATGCCCCCTCTATACTCATCAGTTTCTGTAACAGCGTGAGTTCTCGTAAAACTTGCCGTAGAAATGTCCCAAGCTGTACTCAAAGTCCACTGATCTAAATCATCGCCAGTCCCATAACCAGCTATGTAAGCCTCTGTTCCATCGGGCTTAACGAATAGTCCATACGGATAAACGCTTTTGCTTGAAACGTCATACCTATCAACAAACGATAGAGTTCTAATATCCCAGGCTGTGCTGAGTGTGTACTCGCCTATCCAGCCTTCAGTGTGGTCAGCACCACTGTCTGCAACAAAAAACTTTGTGCCGTCGGACTTAAAGCTAATGTCTTGGCATGAGTCTGTATTTGCGCTGAGCTGTGAACCAGTAGTCGAACGATAATTACCATTTTGAGCAGAAGCATAATAACTTCCATCTACTGTGGTAGACGCATCGTATGGAGATGCTAAGAAATATGTATACAAATCAGCGTTTGTACAAAAGTTTATTGCCATTCCCTCAGTTAAAGCCGCTTGTGATACCGTTCCGTCAGAATTCAAAATACAAGCTTTACCATTGGCAATTGACCCACTTGCCGTAGCTTTTAAAACCCCACCAATCGGGGAAGTAGACTTACCTAATGACGCCATATTTTTTCCTTAAATCTCAAACCAGCCGATAGTACCGTCCACGTAAACTAGCTGAGTTGAAGTACCCTGCACTAGCGTGAAGTCGGAGGCGGTTGAATTGATGTTAGAACTATTGCGTCCCACGGTGACTGTAGCTGCACCAGCATTACAAATAACAACAGTGTCCATTGCGGTTGGACTTGCTGGTAATGTGATGGTGAACGGGGTTGAATTGTGCTTGCAGAGCAATTGGTCAGCTGCAGAGGCTGTGAAATCTGCGTCTTTCAACAAAAACGCAGAATATGCCCCCCCAGCGGCAGCCCAGGACAGCACCCCCGACCCATCAGTGGATAAAAACTCTCCAGAAGCACTCCCATCATTCACCGGAAGCGTCAGCGTGTAAGAGCTGGCTATCGTGGCCGGTGCCTGGATCGCAGCGTACTGTCCACCACTTGCGTCCTGCAATCTCAGGTCGCCCTGGCCAGTGATATCGACCTGCGTCCCGCTGAAACTCCCAGAATTTATAGTGGCCTGCGCAATCGTAGTGGTCCCTGTGAGATCCAGGTCAACCAGCGCATCCACAACGGCAGCCCCAGCTCCCGCGCCATCAGTGTAGATCGCCTTAACGGAGCTGTTAGGAATTGTTACCGTTGCACCGCTTCCCTGTTTGATCGTGATGCTTTGTGATCCTGTTGTTGCATTTTCTATTATCCACAGCTTCGCGATATCGTTAGGTGCTATCGTGATTGTGCGTGTTGCCGTTAGAGACACGCTTGTGATCTTCAGATAGATGGCTCGTAAATCGTCCGACACGCCATCTGCCAGCGTCAACGTAGCGTTTGAATCACTTGACAAGTTCTCCACCCCTGGGCCAAATGCTGAGGCTATGCTTGTTAGGTTGACGTTAGTTTTTGATCCCCAATCGTTTGGTGCGGAGCCAGCGCCCTCGCCGACGCCTATGAGCTCTAGCCTCAGATCATTAGTGTATGTGCTTGCCATTTATTTCTCCGTTTTACGCAGCTTGTTTCGTCCATACCGTTTGAGCCGCCGCAGCAGGTTCCCAAAGAAACCTGACATTGGCTTCCACATCTGCTGCAGCGCTAATTTCACTTGCGCCAAAATAGACCTGGCCAGCAAGGCAACTGACAGATGAACTCGCAGACACCACTGCTGAAAGTCCCAGCGACTTTTCAAGGCTCGCGGTAACCGTGCTC